CTCAACAAAAAGCAGTTATTAATAAGCGTATCCAAGATGATTACCAAAATCTTATGCAATATGAAGCCGATTTAAGAGCAGTAGATGCTTTATTAGGTCAAAATGCGCAAATTATAAAAGACAATGAAGCACTTATATATGCAACAGAAAGAGAAAACAAAGAGATGATGAATGCATATGCAGATGATCTCAATGCACTTAATCAAGGGTCATTCTCATTAACACAATTACCAGGAGAATCTGATGATGATTTCAGACAAAGATTAATAAATACTGGACAATCAACAATGACAGACGATGAAATTATGGACTCCGCAAATTTACAAAATTTAGTAACTGCTAAATATAATTTGAAAGAGATTCTTAATAATAGTGGTCAAATTGAAACAATCGCTAAAAAGTTAGCACCTGAAGAACGATTTGTGATGAATAAACAATTCCCAAGAGTCAAAAAAGCCTTTATTGATACATATGGACAAAATAATAAGACTATTTCAGATCAAGAAGCTGTTGATTTTATAAGATTGGTCATTCAAAGTGCTATTACTATTGCACCAATTCAAGCACCAGTTCCAGCCTCACCACCGCAACTACAACCACCATTAAATCCAGCATCGAAATTAAAGATTGATTTACACCGTTTAGGAGAACAACATAATATACCATTATCATCAAATGATACAGTATATGATGCAATTGTAAAACTAGATGATCAAAGAGTTCTTATTCCCGATGCGATTTTAAATGCTGTTGATCCAACAATTATAATAAAATTAGAAGCAGAAGGGAGACTTAATTATTATTTACCACCAGTACCAACACCACCATCAACCCCAACAACAACTGGTGCAGGAATTGGAACTCATAATTATCCTAAATTATCACATTTTGGAAAAGTAACTATTTCACCAGATAAATTATACTATAAAAATACTCTAGTTATTAAAAGTCCACATGGAAAAGCAATAACAGGACTTAAAAATACACGAGTATCTGATGCTATGGTAAGTATTTTATTAAAGATATTAGAAGGAGGTAAAGTAAGTAAATCAGAATTAAACTTATTAAGTCCACACGAGAAACAGTTATATGATACTTTAATGGTAATGTCTGGTGGTCATAAAGTCCATGAAAATTCAATTGATAATTCAACTCGTGAAATGAAACATAGATTAGAATTAATTGGTGGAGAAATGGATGCTGGAAACAATAGTGAATTATTACTTAAGGAATTACATGCATTATTACATCGTATGGCACATGCTGGTTTAATTTCAACCCCAAAAGCCTCAAAATACTATTCTGAAATGAAATCTCATTATTATTAATCTAATTATTTAATTTAATTTAATTTAATTTCTAATATATAATATATAATAAATGTATTCTCTACACACGATAGAATCCCTTTCAAAACCACAAATAAGTAGATTATTAAATGGTCATGGTGTCCGTGTTCGTCATGGTGGTCATCACAAAATTCATCTCTCTCATGAACAAAGCAAAAAACATCACAAAGCAGCAAGAGAGGGCAAAGGATATACTCTTCATTTTGATCCTTACCAAATGGCACAACATCAACATCTCAGAGGAAAAGGAACTGGAACAGATTTAGGTCATACTTTAGGTGGTGTTGCTGGATCATCCGCACAAGTAGCCGGTCAACGTTTAAATGATGTTATTATTGGAACAGATCCACATGGTCAAGCAGTTTATGCTTCAAATACTTCAGGAACTACAATGACAGCATCAGGTGTAAGACGAAGAGGTCGCCCTCGTAAAGTAGGCGGTGCAGTTAATAGAATTAATAAATTTAATAGATGGACAGGTGCATTAGGTGATGCTTATCAAGGAATTGCACAAGCAGTTAAACCAGTTGCTCAACCAATATTTCAAGCCGGAACAGCTCGTGCAGTAGGTTATATCCATCCAACAACAACACAAGATTATATCAATAATTCGGGTATGGGTATTAAAAGACGTGGTCGCCCTCATAAAATGCACAGTCCGAAGGACATGCATGGATTAATCCGTGGTGGATATGTATCAAAAAGTGATCAAGATGAATATCCAGCGCAACAATTTTATCGTCCAGTAGGTCCAACAGGTTCAGGTATGAAGAGACATCGTAAACATAAACATATTGGTGGTGCTATGTATCAAAGTGGATTAATGGGATTTGGTGTTCACCACAAAAAGAAAGTAATGCACAGAAAAAAGAAACATGCTCTATTATTTGACCTTTAAAAGAAAAAGAAAATTTATATATAATAATTATCTAAACTATTATATATACAATGAAATCAATTAATAAAGCATTAAATAAAGCATCTGATTTTGCTTCAACCGTAGTAAATAGAAGACAAGGATTATCACCCAAAGTATTAGACATTCTCGCTAGAAAAGGCGATGCTGTAATTACTGGAATTCGTGTTGGAAGAACCCCCGTTCAAGCATTTATTACTGGAATTATAAAGATGGTTTCAACAACTCCTTATGATACTCTGTTTCACTTATTCATCGTCATGGATACAACAAAAGGACAAGTTTTATTAGAAAAAAATGCAGTGATTAACATGGATGTAAACCCAAATATTCCAGCTGAATACATGGAAGTTCCAAATGTTCCAAATATTACAATAACTCAACTAGTTGATAATACTGCTGCACAAATGGGCGATAAATTTATTCCATACAGCCCATCAGGAAACAATTGTCAAGATTTTATCTACAATGTTCTTACATCGAATGGCATGAATGATCCAACAGTTTTAGATTTTGTTAAACAAGATACCAAATCCATTTTTGCGAGTCCTACATTTAGGAAATTTGCGAGAACAATAACAAATATTGGTGGTTCATTTGATGTTCTGATGCAAGGCGGTTCATTACATAGTTCAAATGAGTTAAGTGATCAAGATATTGATGAGTTAATGATGCATTTTAGGATTCCATTTCATGGTTGTTTTATAAAAGATGAATTACCAAGACGATTAATAAATGGATATTATATTATTAATCTTAATGGTCACTCTCATTGGACTGGATTATTAAAAAATGGACCAAAATTTTATTACTTCGATAGCTTTGGATGTCCCCCACCCCAAGAGGTAGAAGAAAAAGTTGATGATTGTATTTGGAACACTAAAGATATTCAATCTATGGCTTCTTCATCATGTGGATTTTATTGTATTGCTTGGATGAGATTCATGTTAAAACCAAGAGATAAAGAAAAAGCGTTTGTATCATTTTTGAATCTATTTAGTTCAAGAAACTTATTAGAGAATGAAAAAGTATTAGGGGCACTACTGCAATGATGCTTTAAGTTTCTTTTGTTCATACCATAGTTTTTTACGAGCATTGATTTTTTCTTTATTTGCTTCATAATATTCTTTACTTTTCAACGCAATTTTTTCTTTGTTATTCTTACTATATTGTCGAACTCTCAATTTAATTGCTTCGGCATTTTTTATGTAATCCTCTTTTTTCTTTTTTATAATGGCATCTTGATTTTTTAGTCTATAATTGTTCACACTTTCTTTGACTTTTTCCTTATTTTCTTCATAGTATTCTGCATTATTTCTCTTAGGATTAATCATATTTAATTTTGATTCTAATTGTTCGAACCAGTATCTTTCTCGTGCTCTCGCTTCGTTATTATCAGAACATGGATATTTTTCAATCTCAATCATTGACCAATTATTCCAGTCACCATTGCTTCGAATTATCACGTATTTTTTGTTATTATATTCACTACTTTTCTCATTTTGCGTGTTAGATTTATGCATATATTTACGTTTTGTGAAATCAGTCGTATGTCCAACATAGCAATCTGTTATATTTAAATCGTTACAAACTATTTTATATATTACAGTTTTTAAATAATCAATTTCTTTTCGTGGCATTATATCTTATAGTATCCTATTCTTTAAGTCTTAATTATAGAAATCCAGTAAAGTTTCTTCTCAAATGTTCTTCAGGTTTTCCTTTTAAATCAACCATA